GTCTTTATCTTCTTCACCAAAAACAAAGAAATAATTTGGGTCAGAAAGACGGATAGCCGCCCATTTTACCGGAACGGCTACCCCTTCTTCCCTCGTAATTTCTTGTTTTGGGTTGATGTAAAGCCGACGAATTGATGAATTATCACTCAATCGAACTGTTACCATTCAATTCACCTCAAAGGTTTCCGTATGCTCGGATTCTAATTGTAGTATCGGTAATATCTCCCGAAGCCTGTGCATTAGTGCCATCCATAGCAACCATGAATAAGTGAAATCCACCTTCATAAGCCCCTGCCGCTGTGCATTCGGCTACTGCTGAAAAAGTTGCAGGTAAAGAATTACCCGTAACAGATACAGAAGTAATGCTAGATAACCCTAAAGAACTTGCTGAAATTACTTCTCCACCGGCTGTATAAGCAGTTACGATAATAGAAGCATCAACGACATATTCATCGCCAACTACCTTTGGTCTAGCAATTCCTTTATGGTCGCCTAATAATGTCAATGTATGTGCCAATTAAATCACCTTACTGCCCAATTGCGAGCCAATATAATACATCGCCCGATGTCGGGATTACATTTACAGAACCACTTGCGCTTAATGGTAATGTGCTTTTAATTACCGCTGCTGCCGCTTCTACTGCACTACCCGAATGAGTCAATAACATAGCATCAACCGAAGAAAGTCCGGTTACTATGTCGTCATCTGCCGAGTCTGTCGTTGTCTTTCCAAAAACCATTTTACGGTTTCCTTCAATCGCCATTTCAAATAATGTTGTTGTTGTCCATGCCATTCTTAATCACCTTCACTGTATGTTTGTTATTTTTCCTTGTCCTTTGAAGAATGAACAACCAACTTCACCAATTGTTCGGTAAAGCGCACGATTGCCCAATGTCCCTACACCAAATGGATTTCCGTTTGCGATACCATCCTCAAAGTATTGAGTTGGTTTCATAACGGACAACCAAAGGTGGTCTGTATCAAGGAAAAGCATATCACTTAGTTTGGATGAAGCCGCACCAGTAGCGGTCATATCCTTAACAGGAATCAAAGGAATATCGTAGTATGTTGCTACTCTAAATCCAACTTCTTGACCCTTTGTTCCTCTTACACCATTAACGGTAGGAACAATCTCTTTTCTATCCATAAAGCGTTCTTGGCTTTGTAATAGGTCAGCAAGGGCTTGAATAGTGTCATATCCAGTAAGAATAACCTTTGGAGAGCCACCTGCAAGTCGCAAGTTGCGAATCATGTTGTTTAGAAGAGTTAAAGTCAAAGAACGAACATTACCTGCGGTATAGTCTGTTCCGAAATCAACCTCTGCATCAAGGAAAGAAGCGGCAGTAAATCGCTCACTACCGTAAATTTTTCCTAATGCGTTTGAAGCAGTAGTAGTATCAGTAGCAAGAACCCCACCATCAATTAAGAGTAATTCTGCTCTTGATGTAATAACCTTCAACAATGATGAATAGTTGTTACCAATGTTAGGCATAGCGGAAGATTCACCGTAATGTTCTAATGGCATAACTAGCATCTTGTTTTGGACTTCAGCGTGGTGCTTACCCATGTCTTCACGCATTTGCGCTCGAATATCTCCGATTCCATCGTCAATTTGAGCCATTTCCATAGCCAATTCACTGAAATCGAATTGATGTGCAACAACTTTTGGACTCATGTTTAATTGAGCATAAGTTGGAGCAATTGGGCCTAATCCATCTGCGGCAGTTGAAAGACCGGCATTTTCAGGAACACCACCAATCATATCTGCTCTTGGTGAATCCGAACCTAATTCAGCAAGGTTCTCTGTTCCGCTTGCATCAACGGTAAATAGATTTCCACTTCCACCCGCAGGTCGGCTCTTTAATACTCTCCAACCACTTGAAGAATAAGGTCGCTTTGCAATCATTGAAAGTGCATTGACTTCTCGGTTTAGCATAGACCAAACCTTTTGTCCGTAAACGATGTTGTATAATGCTGAAACATCGGAAACTCCACTACCGGACAATGATGGAGAACCATCGTGTCCTGTGTGAATACCACCAACCATACCGGCTTGCTTCAATAAAGCATTACCGGCAGGTAGATTGTTAATTCCGTATGTTTGCGCTTCTAAGTCTCTAATTGTGTTAATATATCCTGTCATTTTAAATCACCTTCAAATGTTGTTCACCATCTTATGAATATCCGACCACTCCATTTCTGAAATGTCTTCTAATGATGGGAGTGTAACTGTTGCTTCTTTTTGAGCCTTAATGATTGAATCCTTCTCAGCGGTCAAAGACTTTCGCAATTGCGTAAATTCTTCCTTTAGAGAAGAAATTTCACTTGCAGCGTCATATTGAGACTTTGCGAGAATGTTTTCACGGTTTGCTCTTTCGGAGTTAAATCGTGTTTCAAAAGACTTTCGTAGATTGTCGTAAGCAAGTGCTTCGAGTTGTTCTTCACGGAAAGCGGCGTAAGCCTTTTCAATGTTTGAATTACTCAAATCAAGAGAATCAAATTCATTGTTACTGAATGCTTTAACAACAGGCATATCCGAAGAAGTCGGCTTACCATTGTTAATTACGATTCGGTCAGCAGGTTCACCAATTTGGTTTCCTGCGCCATCAAGAGTACGAAGGTATGCTTTGTCTGCTTCTTCATAAGAAGAGTATTCTGCATTTTCTTCTTGTTCTTCCATCTTTTCATCATCCATATCCATGTCTTCTTCATCAGCCATTTCTGCGGTTTCTGACATAGAAGCCCTTTCCATCATGTTTTCATCCTCTTCTTCCTCTTTGCGAAGCATATTAACTTCTTCCAAAAGGGTGTCCAATTCGCTCAGTGCCTTTTCTAGTTTTTCACTCATTTTTTCACTTCCTATATCTTGTTTTAAAATATCGAATTTCGCTTCGGGATTTATGCCTTTTTCACATATTGTTACTTCATGGAGTTCTAACTTACTTATTTCGTTATATTCCCCTAATTCATTGTGGCTTTTCTTTACTTTTTGTAATGCTTGTCCACCAATACTAAATGACCTTAATGACCCTTTGCGAATGTTTCTTCCTACTTCCTTTGCTTTTTCAATGTCATCTCTTAGTTTAATCACTACAAAGAATCCCACATCATCTACTTCGGATTTCCATAATTTTCCAGTTTTATCTCTATATGAATCTACGACTTCTCCAACTTGAACATTTGAATGATTAGTCATTACATTTCTAAACTTTGAATCTCCCATGAATTTTTTAACTGATTCTTGTAATGCTTTTAATGTAATCAAATCGTTTTGTTTATCTACAATTTCAATGCTCGCATATCCACCAATCATTAAATCGTCGTTGCTTTTGAGAATGTTGAACTCATCATTCCTTGTAGCCATGACGCTTATACTCATGTTGCTCAAACCTTCCTATTGTCTTTGAGTATATAATAGACACGGCTCTATTTAGTAGGGAGGGTCAATTCTTTATACCTATCCTCATAGATATTCCACACTCCCCCATCCGATTCATCATCAGCAGGAGTTTGTTTATATCCCGACCATGCTAGCCACATTTCCTTGTTATCTACTTTAAGCCTTCTAATATTAAACTTAGTTTCAAACTTATTCCCTTCTAAGAAATATTCGTGATAACCATGCTTTTGTATTCCTAATCTTATGCTACCTTCATCTAGAAGTTTTCTCTTAGAAATGTTATTAGCAATCATAGCAGGGAATTTTCCGGCTTTACCAAACAACTCAAATATATCGCCATCATCTTCTAAATCAATAAGCCAATTCAATGTTTCGTCTTTAAGTTTAATAACTAAGTTTAAATTATCATCATCTCTAAGATATAACTTAAACTTACCATCTCTGTATTCCTTTGGGGTTTTATATTCCTTAAGAATATTTTCTTCTTGTAGTATTTTATCATCTTCCGAATAAAGTTTATTGGTCTTTTCATCATATGAAATGCCATCTCTTTGCTTCATCCAGTCTTTAAGTTTATCTAATTTACTTTCTAGAATATCTTCGTATAAATCCTTGTGGTTCTTAACTAAGAAGTTATGTAGTGCTTTGATAGTTTGTGGGCCTTTCGTTTTCATAAACTGAAAACCTGCCACTGTTAAACGAGATTGCTTGGTTTTCATAATTTCTTCCGCTTGGTGTTTCCATAAATCCAAATCTACTAAAGCGTTTTTAGCCATCAAATTGTCTTCCTCGAAACCATAGATAGTAAACCCATCCATGTCTCCTTTAATTAGAATAGAGGCTTCTCCGTGAATATGGTCGGTTATTGTAATCCCTTTTTTAAGGGCTTCAACATTATAATTTAATGATTTTTCTCCGTCATTGGATAGCATCTCAAGAGTAATCAATTTGTCGGGGTGTCTTGCTTCGGGTAATTCTATAACCTTAGCGGAGTGAACGCTGTATATGTCGCCCTTCTTCTTAACATGGTCTATTTTTACTCTCACTATGCTTCCTAAGTCAGCACTGATTTTAGTGTTAAGAGCCTTACCAACAAGCATATAGGTTTTACCTTCTATTTCTTGATAGTGTTTTCCTTCTCCTTCTGTTGGCCCTGCACCCAAAGAATAAGCGTAATTACCACCAGATGATTTCTTATCAAGAACAATCAAATCTAAATCAACAAAACTCTTCCATTTAATCCATTTAGGGTTTTTCTTAGTCCCAACATAGTAAGTAGATGTAGAGTCTTTAATGACCACTCCCTCTGCTGTCGGCATTTCCATTATTGCCCTAGAGTATTCTTCAATATCTTTAATAGAATCTGCTAAACGAGTATCTTTCTTAGAAGGGAAAGTTAAATCTTCACTTGAATGAATAGAGTAATTATTAAACATTAATTGCATTCGCTGAGTTAAAGTATCTTCTAGTAGCGATTTTTCATTATGTCTTAGTAAATCAAACATGTGCATTCTCAATCTACCGTCTGGATTTTTATCATTAAAAACATGAGAAATAGTTTCTGCTCTATCAAGTGCTTCATCCCCCTTAAACAATAACAAAGAACCATCTAAAATACAATCACCGAAGTGTTTCTTTTCTAATTCTTCTACTTGTTTTTTACACTTAGAAGTAATGTCTTTACCATCAAAAGAGAACACTTTAACCTTCTTATCTATTTTTTGCATTTGAATACGAAGCCCGTCATATTTTTCTTGAACATAATATTCGCCACTAAAACCTTTAAGTTCTTTAATATCATCTATTTCAAAAATACGATACATTGGTTTATTAGGAACGATAAAATCAGACTGAGATTTCTCTTCACTAGATTTCTTTTCTTCGGCTTTCTTAACAGGCAAGCCCTCAATTTCTTCTAATTCACTCCATTCACCCTTATCA